TCACATATTAACTCTAATTACTTCACCATCTTTGAACGTGAATTCCATGTAGCGTTGGAAGATGGTGATTTTTTCGATTAGGCGGCGAACCAGTTGCGGATCGAATTCTTGAATGCCATGCTGATGCTCATCAACGAAGTTACTGACCTGGTCGATATTATGGAGCTTGACTTGATTTTCGGATTCAACCTCCTGGACCTTTTCCTTTTGTTCGCGCAGGTCCATCACTTCTTGGGTAAGTTCATTGCAGTTTTGGTGCTGGTTAGCTGCTTGGATCAGCTTCAACTGAGTTTCTTCTAGCCGTTTGTCCAGTTCATCAATCGTTGGACCTTTAGAATTCCTAACGATTTTCATGATATTAGCTTTGATTTGCTTATCCGCCAATTCATGACTTTCGATTAACTGATTGATGGCATCAAGGGTGGCGGTTTGAAGCAGTGGCTCTTTAATGTTCCGTATCATACAGCGTCGGCCTTTCTTGCTGCGCCTAATCCGGCTAGCACAGCGCCAAACGGCAACTTTTGTTGGACGATACCACATATTCCGTTGAAAGATGTCCCCACATTTTCCACAAAAGACCCGTTGCGAAAAAGAATATTTGCCATTAACTCTGCGATGGTGGCCATTCTTAGTAGTAATGCCATTACGGCGTTGCCGAATTAAATTTTGTACTTGCATGAAGACCGATTTGGGAATAATCGCTGGATGGTCGTTTTCTACATAGTATTGGGGCATGATCCCGTTATTCTTTACCCGTTTTTTGGTTAAAAAATCAACGGTATAGGTTTTCTGCAGGAGTGCATCGCCCATATATTTCTCATTCTTGAGAATCCGGTTAACACCGCTGGATCCCCAATTAGTTCCCTTGCCACCAGTTAAGACACCATCTGCTTTGAGTGATTCAGCGATTTGTTTCATCGTCATCCCTTGCAGGTAACTATAAAAGATTCGTTTAACGGTCTTAGCTTCTTCTGGATCAATGACGAGATTGCCATCTTTATCCTTGGTGTAGCCCAGAAAGTGATTGTGGTTAATCAAGACTTTGCCTTGCTGGTAGCGATATTGCAACCCGAGTTTGACGTTTTGAGATAAGGACTCACTTTCTTGCTGGGCCAGGGAAGCCATGATAGTAATCAAGACTTCTCCTTTGGCATCCATCGTGTTGATGTTTTCCTTTTCAAAGAAAATTGCCACGTTGATGGCTTTTAGATCACGAATGTATTTTAGACAATCAATCGTATTCCGGGCAAAACGACTAATCGATTTAGTAACGATTAAGTCAATTTTACCGGCTTTACAAGCGGCAATCATTTTATTGAACTGTTCCCGTTTCTTGGTGTTGGTTCCAGAAATCCCATCATCGGCGAAGATGCCAGCCATTTCCCAGCTGGGATCTTTTTGAATCAGCTCTTTATAGTGACTGACTTGTGTTTCATATGAATTGGCTTGTTCATCGAGTTCAGTCGAAACCCGGCAGTAGGCCGCAACTCGTAGTTTTTCTGATTGTGGTTCATCTGGTAAACGGTGGACACTATTGCCACGTTGCTGATGAGCAGGAATGATATGTACTTTACCCAATTAAATCCACCTCGCTTTTAATCGTGCTGTACAAATATTCAGCTTGCTTGATTGGATCATTGAATCGTTGATGAATTATTCCCCGATAGAAATGTTCACTGACAGGCTGTTTATTAACAAGATGTTCGGTCAAATTCAACCCGCATTTAAGCTGGAAACAGATTTCGTGCTGGTTAAGGATCTTAATTGATTGGACATAGGTTAGAAACAGTGCCGGATCAAATGTATTTAGAAATTGATTTTGCTGGCACCAACGGAGAAGTTCACGAAAGTCCTCCAGATTATTGGCATCGTCAGTGTGACTACTGTTAATTTGTTTAATTCGCTGTTGAATCTGATAGGTGCTTTGTTCCAGTTCAGCGGTTTGATTGATATACAATGACTGATCAATTAAACCTGCCTGTAACAGCTTATTTAATGTTTCCGTCTTGTCATCATTTTCTTTAATCTGCTTGGCTAATTGACTTAGCTTTCCGTCAGGATCATTGATAAAGCTGTCCTTTAATTGTTGTACTAGAGGCAACATTAATAACTTTTTACTGAAGGTCAGTTTATTCATCATGTTGCAAAAGGCGTTTTGGATCCATTCCTCGGCAATTGCTCTCACTGGACATTGCTTTGCGGAGTGCAAATGTTTTTGACAAGCCCAGCAGATTTTATTCGGCCGTGTTTGTCGTTTGAACGTAGAACCGCAATAATCACAAATGAGTTTCCCGGTGAATAGATAGTGTTGTTGGTATTTGTGATTTCCGGACTCAATGTGCCGTTCTTGTGCGACTTGTTTCAATCGATCTTGGACTTGATTAAAGTCATGATGGCTGATTATTCCTTTATGATGTTCTTCAATTAAATATTGTGCCAGTTCACCCTGATTTAAATGTCGGTGGTATTGATCATCACGGTAGGTTTTCTGACATAGCATATCGCCGGTATAGTTAATGTTGCGCAGAATATTAATGATAGTACTGCTCCACCAGCGATGACCACGCTGGGTGGGAACATGTTTAGTATTTAGCTGTTTAGCAATATGTCCAGTTGATTGACCTTGTAAGAAGCTAGTGAAGATTTGTTTAATAATTTTTGCTTCGCTGGGTTTAATAATTAAGTTACCATCCTGAACAGAGTAGCCGTACGGTGCTGAAGAAACCTTGAAACTGCCATCCGCAAAACGCTTCCGAATGGACCAGCGTAAATTACCCGCGGTCGAGTGTGATTCGTCCTGGGCAATACTGCTAAGAATCGATAAGAACAGTTCACTAGCCATCTCGCCAGTATTGATGCGTTCCTTTTCAAAGTAGATGGGAATGTTTAATTGCTGCAGTTCACGAACAATTTTTAAACAATCAGTAGTATTACGCGATAACCGGCTGATTGACTTGGTAATCACCAAATCGATCCGGTGGTTATGACAATCAGCCAATAACTCTTTTAAGGCATTTCGATGATTCAGTTTAGTGCCTGAAATACCTTCATCAAAGTAGATCCTAGCTAGCTGCCAGTTAAGGTGGCGATTGATATATTCTTGATAGTGTTGCCGTTGATTTTCCAAGCTTTCTAATTGTTCAACATTGTCAGTAGATACTCGGCAATAAGCCGCCACTCTTAATTGCTTGACATCACGCTGGTAGCCTTGAATTTTCGTAATAGTTGACATGGCAAACCTCCTTTCGTCAGTGTGGTATGTTAGCTCTGAGTAGCTGATGTATCAACGCTTTCTGGCTTTATTAATGGTGGAAAGGATTGCTGATTTAATTGATCGATTTGCTTGAATTCGTTTTCGGAAAGCAACCCCTTGTTTAGTAGCTTAGTGATAATTTGGCGGGATTGCTGGTAATGAATTTCATCTAGCAGCTGCTGTTGTGTCATGCCGGTTTTAACGGGCATCAGTGGCTGGTGAGTTACGGTTTTAACTTGTTTAGTCATTGTAATTACCTCCACTGATAAGCCAGGCAAGTTTAAAAAGTAAACCATCGCAAAAGAAAAAAGCCTGCAGACCGCAGTCCACAGGCTAATAGTAATTATTGATGATTGTCCTTGGTATGCAATTGTTGGAGGGCATTTTTTAATTTATCAGGAATGGGCAAACCGAGCCGACTCGCATTTTCAAGAAGTGAAATTCCTTCATTGGAAATGTAAAAGAAGATGGTAGCAGTTCTAATCGCCGAGCCATTCTTTAATAAGTGGATGTCGAGCACATTGGCAATACCCACTAAGACTAAAATTAAAACTTTACGTGTCAGTCCTCGAAAGCCGATTTCACTCGAGAGCTTATGTTCACTGATGGCACAAAGAATACCGGTTAGGTAATCCACTACCATAAAAATTAAGAGGGCATACAGAAAGTCGTCTATTCCGCCCAAGTACCAGCCAAGAAAAGCTCCGATTGCACCCCAGCAAGAATTAATCGTTATAGCACTAATCTTCAAGTGTAATCCCCCTTTTGTACTCTGCCTTCAATTCCATAAATTCATGTCCATACTTAACATCGTCAATAAAGCCGATGTCATAGCCACGCCCCTCAAACCAGATATTGGTATCTTCATCAACGTCAGGGCGATAACGAATAATAAAGGAAAGCTGCTTTTCGAGTTTGACCGTAACGGCGGTGTAGTATTCCTGCCCGTGAAGAGAAGAAACCTTAGCCCAAACGTTACCTAATTTGACGTTTTTATACATACTCATCCCGGTATTTGGATTTTCGCCCACGTACTTTTCTTTCATGAGGGTGATTCGCTTGTTTAATTCGCCAATATCAGCGATTTTACTGACACGATTATTTTGTTGCTGCACTTAAAATTCCTCCTTTCGGTAGGGGGATAGTATTGCACGGAGAAATTTGATCATGGCATCAAAGTCAGCCGTTTCACGATACTCATAGAGATAAGCAGTTGTGTAAAGAATGGCGGTATGAATATCATCGGGAAGAGAATCAAAAGCAGACAAGGGTTGCCGTAGAACATTTTCAACGGTTGCGGTAGCTGATCCAATCAATTTAGTAATCAGATCATCTTCCGTTGTACTATCAACCCTTAAGTAGGTTTTTGCTTCGGCCAGAGTAACAGTAGCCACATTTCATCATTCCTTTCTACTTTGCAGCCATTGCTAGGGTTTTGATAGCTTCGGGGAGGATAACTTTAGCGTCGACCCGTTGTGAACCTAAAAAGCCCACTTGACCAGTAACAGCGTAAAGTTCGTTAAGACGCTTGAAAGTTCGTCCTTGGCGATCGGCAATCCAGTAGTAATTGAAGTCACCAAAAAGCACCGGCTTGTTACCGGCAGCTAGTGTTGGCATAAACGGGCTGGTATAAACTGGGCAGTTGAGAATTCGATCAGGTTGTCCCGCCTGGACCGATGACTGCCAAATGTATTGATCGTTCTTGTCCTTCATTTTGCGAATTGCCTTAACGGTATCATCGTTCATCAGGAAGACAGCATTTTGCCGGTATGGCGCTTTTAAGGAATAGAAGAGGTCGATTAAATCATCGAAGGTCAGGGAATCGGCTTTAGCAGCAGTGGATCCAGCTGAAGCCCCGCTTGTATCGGTAAGAATGCCGGACGGCTGGCCTGTGCCTGTACCAGTTAAAAAGGCTTGTTCTTCGGCATTGCCTAACCGGCGGCCAAATTCATCAGAAAGGTAAGTCATTAAGTCAAAGGCGGAATCGTTCAGCAGCTCTTCCGATACCTTGATCAGGGTGCCAAGTTTATAAGCACCGAGCGATACTTGGCTAAATTGGGTGTTGGATTCCGTGTAGGCCGCCTCTTCGTCAAGCCAAGCCGCGGTTCCTTCGCTGGCAACAACGGGAATTTTATGTTCGCCACTGTTAGTTTGGATAACGTGGCTAATGGTCCGTAGAACGTTGGCTTCTTCCAGCTTTTGGATTAATTGATTTTCGAATTCATCAGGAACCACGAAGCCGCCATCAGGATCGGCACCTTCTTTTAGGGCATTGACCACACCACGTCCACGCATCATTTGCCAAAAGTCTTTTGCATACCCTGTTTGTTTATCGGATAGTGTTCCATTAGTCGGGGCATTAGTAATGGCCTGGGAAGTGGGCTGATTGAGAGTTGCTTCGATTTCTTCTTGCTTGTGGCGACGGTCGATTTCTTTACCGAGGTCAACGACATCTTGCTCCATCTTTTCGTAGGTAGCGTTGTCCTCTGCAGACAGCACATCGGATTCTTTCTGCTTAGCATCAAGGAAATCTTTTGCCTGCTTCCAAATCCGGGCGCGCTTTTCTTGTAGTTCAGTAATTTTAGTCATGGAAATAGTCCTCCTCAAATTAGTGCGATAACAAAGAAAGCCGCTTTTGCAGCGACTTTACAGAGATAGTTGATTTAGTTGTTGGCTTGAGTTTATTTATTAATACGAGAGTCGATTGCCGATCAGAGTATGAATAGCAATCTGTCGGTTGGGTATCGTGGCCTAACATCTCATCAGCAAAGCCTAACTCGATAGCCTTGTTGACGTTCATCCAGGTTTCATTATCCATCATGGTTGAGATCTTGGCCCGTGGCAGATTAGTTCTAAGCTCATAGGCGTTAATAATTGATTCTTTAGTTTCGGTCAGCATCTGCAATGCCTGATCGAGGTCTTTTTTCTGCCCGTCCACAATGGTTAAAGGATTATGAATCATTAACATCGCTGTTGGCGCCATTGAAACGGTAGTCCCAGCCATTGCAATGACTGAAGCGGCTGAAGCAGCTAATCCATCAATTTTGACATTCACATCATTAGGATAATTCATCAGCATTGTATAAATTCGGCTAGCAGCAGTACAATCGCCGCCGGGAGAATTAAGCCAGAGATCAAGTGGACCTTGGCCTTCGCTGAGTTCATCTTGGAATACTTGCGGTGAAATATCGTCATTTACCCAGCTATCAGGTGCAATTACTCCCGAAATAGATAATTGACGCTGGTCACCATCATGATTCCAATTCCAGAATCGTTTCAATTTTGTTTATCCTCACTTTCTTGTTTTGTTTTTGGATTGTAGAAATTACCAGCCTGACTGAGTGGCAGCATATTGCCATTGACTAAGTACTGATCACCACCTTCATTGGCCGGAATTCGATTAAGGTCTTCCAGTTCCCGAATATCGTTAGCTGATAGCCAGCCGTTTTGCCGACCAATCGCGTAGCCGTTCATCCGGCTTTCATAGTCACCGCGGAGCAGACCATCAACGTTAAATTTGATGAAGTATTTCTGCTGGTCGTCAGAAGAGAGCAGTTGCTGATTCATCGCTTGTTCCCAGCGAACACACCACGGGTTCAGGGTGTACTTTACAAATTCGAGTGATTGTTGCTCGATATTTGAGAAAGTCGAACGATCTAGGTCACCAACCATATGCGGTGGTACACGAAAAATTCTGGCAATTTCGTCGAGTTGGAATTTTCGAGTATCAAGAAATTGCGCTTGGTCGGGTGGAATTGAGAGCTGGTGGAAAGTCATGCCTTCTTCAAGAACCGCAATGCTATGATTATTAGAACCCGAAAACTGCGCTTGCCAGCTTTTACGCAACCGTTCGGGATCCTTGACTACGTTAGGGTGTTCAAGAACCCCACCGGGTGTGGCATCGTTCTTGAAGAATGTTGAGCCATATTGTTCAGCGGCCATCGATAAGCCAATCGCATTTTTAGCCATTGCAATTGGGCTGTAACCAATTAAGCCATCAAAACCCAATCCGGCGATATGGAGAACTTCATCGGATAAGAGAATAACTTGTTTTGATTTGTTCTTTGCTTGGTAATCATCGTAGTTGCGATTATAGGTGTAGTAGATTTCACCGTTAGCGGCCCGATTGACGTCCATTCGATCAGGCATCAAAGGATAGAGTCCGGTGATCTTGCCTTGACCATTGCGAATGATTTGTGCATAGGCGTTACCCCACAGCAATAAATGGTTCATCATGGTTTCACGAAAGATAAAACTGGTCATTTCTGGATTTGGCGCATCATGAAGCAAAAAATAAAGCGGGTGGTTAATTGCCCGCTGTTTGCCACCATCGCTGGTGTATTGATAAATATGGAGTGGTAGTTCAGCTAATCCTTCCGCTAAGACCCGCACACAAGCATAAACCGCTGTATTCTGCATTGCAGTGCGTTCGGTCACATTTTGGCCAGCCATCGAACTGCCGAAGAAAAATGACATGGTGCTGGATAGGGTGTTTTTGGGTGAAGCTTTATTGGTATGGAATAATTTATTAAATAAACCCATGGCATCAACTCCTTTAAGTTTTTCGTAATTACAACATTAATAGACCTCGACCATCATAAACAGAGTCACCACTGTCTTCATTGCGAATGGCGCGATCCAATCCCATAATGGTGGCCACTACGCCATCAATTTTTTCGGTTGACTTAGCCTTATCCGGTTTAATATTTCCGGCTGGGTCAGTGCGGATGTAGATGTTATCCATCATCCAGCGTAAGACCGGATGACCACCATGAGCGATCTTCTTTTCCAGAGTTAATCGCATTAGTTCTTTAGTTGGAGGCGTCATGTCCTTAAATCCCTGGCCAAACGGGACCACGGTGAATCCCATACCTTCAAGATTTTGAACCATTTCGACAGCTCCCCACCGGTCGAAGGCAATTTCACGGATGTGATATTTCTTTCCCAGATCATCAATAAAGTGTTCGATGAATCCGTAGTGAACTACATTACCTTCTGTTGTTTGCAGATAACCTTGTTGTTTCCAAATATCGTATGGAACATGATCACGCCGAACTCGTAAGTCAACATTATCTTCGGGAATCCAGAAATAGGGTAGAAGGGTATAACCTTCAGAATCATCCCTTGGTGGAAACACTAGAACAAAAGCAGTGATATCAGTAGTCGACGACAGGTCGAGTCCACCGTAACAATCTCGTCCCCGTAGTTCATTAGGATCAACTGGGAAAGCACAAGCATCCCATTTATCCATCGGCATCCATCGGACATCTTGTTTAACCCACTGATTTAAACGGAGTTGACGGAAGGTGTTTTCTTCAGCAGGATTTTCTTTGGCTGAATTATAGGCATCTTTTACTTTCTCCATTTTGACTGTAATTCCTAAAGAAGGATTAGCTTTTTTCCAGACTTCGGGGCTCGACCAATCTTCATCCCGACCAGCACCATAAATTACCGGATAAAAGCGGGGATCATGTTTGCGACCTTTCATGATATCAATTGCTTTTTGATGGACTTGATAACAGATTGAATTTTCATCATTACCAGCAGTGGTTATTAGAAAGTAAAGAGGTTGTGTTCTGGCATCCCCTGATCCCTTCGTCATAACGTCATAGAGTTTCCGGTTCGGTTGGGTATGCAGTTCGTCAAAGATAACTCCGGACACATTGAACCCATGTTTAGAATAAGCGTCAGCAGATAGAACCTGATAGAAACTATTAGTGGGTTCATAGATCAGCCGTTTTTGTGAAGCGAGAATTTTGCATCGTTTCTTCAAAGCCGGGTTCATTCGTACCATATCAGCGGCCACGTCGAAAACAATCGCTGCTTGTTGCCGATCAGCGGCACAACCATACACTTCGGCTCGTTCCTCACCATCTGCACAACAAAGCAAAAGAGCGACTGCTGCCGCTAGTTCTGATTTTCCTTGTTTCTTTGGAATCTCAACATAAGCAGTATTGAATTGGCGGTATCCATCAGGCTTCAGAATACCGAAGATGTCACGAATAATCTTTTCTTGCCAATCAATCAAGTCAAAGGGTTTTCCTGCCCAAGTTCCCTTAGTATGGCAGAGACATTCAATGAAAGAAACTGCAAAATCAGCTGCATCTTTGCTGTAAGTGGAATCCTTAGCCATAAAATGAGTTGGTTTATAATCTTTTAACTTTCTCAAGAAAACATCACTTCCTTTCATTAGTACTAAAAAAGCACTGAGAATGAACTCAATGCTTAATGATTAATTGAATTTACCAGTTAAAATCAAATTGACATAGCTGGCCCGTTCAGTAGTCAGGTAATCGATCAAATCGTGGCAGTTGTAATAGTAGGCCAGTCGTTTAACATTCTCGATATCAAACATGTTTACTTCGCCAGTATTGCGAATTTGTAAGACCTGCTGGCGAATTCGGTCACGTCTAGCTAGTTCATCTTTGATTCTGCTCATGATTAGGCCTCCTGATTCTTAAAAGCAGCTGATCCGGCTAAATTTCGTAACAGTACTTTCCGTTGTGTTTTGTATTCGGGACCGATAAAACCCAGGCGTAGTAGAAAACAACGAAAAGCATATTTCTCATTGCTTTCTTCATGAGGTTCTGACACAATCCGTTGATGATCTTTTGCATATTGCACAAGTTTGTCGATAAATTGTTGATAAGCTGTGGCATCATCAAGCTTTACCTTGTTGAACCAGTTAAATGTCACCTGTTGATCATCAACGTCTAGTTTTAGCGAATCGAGCTGACAAGCATCTTTGATTAGTTGTCCCTTGGCCCAAATTAGGTGACGCAGGTTTTCTAAGGCTTGATCGGTAAAGTCGTCTCGACGGTAAGCAAGATGCAATTTGATAATGTTAGCGGGCCGGAAACCAAGTTCTTTAAGTTTGTCGATTAGGTTGGATGGAATCTCATCAGGGGATGAAAGGTTCCCATCTTTACTGACAGTGTATTTGCCAATCTGGTATGCGTAGGTTGGTGTGTACTGATATTCAGCTTTTTGTTGAGTATAGTTAGCAATCTGTTCGACTAGCTTTTTACGCTGTTGACCATGAACATTAAAATTAATTTCCATATTCTGTACCTCCTTGTTTGATCACTGTATACATCACTCTAAAAGGCACAGATAGCAAGGCTTTCCCGCGCTTTAGGCCGGCTTCTTTAGATTACTGTAAGGAATTATATGACCATCTCTTTCCACACTGATATCTTGATCCGAATCGACTTGTTTGATGTAGCGATTAACAATCACATCACAGTATTTAGGATCCAGTTCCATCATGTAGCAAATCCGATTAGTTTGCTCGCATGCAATCAGAGTTGAACCGGAACCACCGAATGGATCGAGAACGGTACAGTTGGACATGGTGGAATTCATGATTGGATAGGCTAGTAGTGGGATTGGTTTCATCGTTGGGTGTTCCTTACTCTGCTTTGGGCGATCAAATTCCCAGATGGTGGATTCCTTTCGCCCGGTGTACCATTCGTGTTTGCCATCTTTCTTCCATCCATAGAGTACGGGTTCATGTTGCCACTGGTAGGGTGAACGACCAAGTACTAATGATTGCTTCTTCCAGATACAGCAACCGGATAAATAAAAACCAGCATCTTGGAAAGCACGGCGGAAGTTAAGGCCTTCCGTATCGGCGTGAAATACATAGATGCTGGCATCGTTAGCCATCGCTTGATTCATATTTTGAAAAGCAGCAAGCAGAAACTGGTAGAACTTGTCATCGGCTTGATGATCATTCTTGATCTTGCCAGCTTTGCTAGAGTAATCGACATTGTATGGAGGATCGGTTAATACTAGGTTGACCTTATGATCACCCAGTAATTTCTGGTAGCTTTCTGTTTTAGCAGCGTCACCACATAATAAAGTGTGCTTTCCTAGGTGCCAAAGATCTCCTGCTTTAGAGAAGGTTGGTTTATTCAATTCACTATCAACGTCAAAGTCATCATCATGCGTGTCGTCAGCCGTGCCAAGAAGGTCGGAGATCTCATTCTCGTCAAATCCCGTTAATGAAACATCTAAATCACTGGCTTGTAAGTCAGTTATTAGGAGGGCTAACTTATCCTTATCCCAATCACCACTGATCTTGTTGAGCGCAATATTCAACGCTTTTTCTTTTTCTTCATTAAGGTCAACAACAACGCACTCAGCTTCTTCGATCCCTTCATCCTGGAGAATCTTTAACCGCTGGTGTCCTCCAACTATGCGACCAGTTTGTTGGTTCCAGATGATTGGATCGACATAACCGAATTCTTTCATTGAACGTTTTAACTTTTCGTAATCAGGATCGCCAGGCTTGAGATCTTTACGCGGATTGTAATCGGCAGGAATTAGATTAGCAATTTTTTTCTTGATAAATTTCATTAGTTCATTCCTTTCCGGCTTCTTAAGAGCCGCTCCATCACATCATCTTGTGGTGTAGATCCTTGGTAAGTAGCAGCATTATTTTCCTTAACCACCTGAAAAATTTGAAACCACAACTGACTGGACTGTTTCATATAGTCATGACTCATCGAAACGTATGGTGAGGCAATCGCATTACCAGTGGTTGGGTGACGAGCCAGAAAACCAAACTTAGAGATACATTCTTCACACTGAATCCATCGGCTGACGCTAACGGCGTATTGTTCGATTAACTGGGTATTGACTAATTTCTCGCAGCCTCGTTCGACCAGCCATTCCCAGGTTTCTTTAAAAATATCAGCAGCGTCAAACTCTAAACCATTTTTCTGCTTGGCTTTGAGGTACTTTTTGACTGGCGGCATCACGTGTCCTTCCAGATTAGCTGGTTCAGGCAAATCGATGACGGTTGCTTCTTGGCCAGCTTCGAGCTTATCGTGCAGTGATTTAGATTTTCGCCCAGCGCCGACCCGGAATCCGCCACGGTTAGTACCATCTTTAGCCAAATCTCTCCCTCCTTCCGGCAGGGGTTAATACCCCGTTTGATTTCGTTTTTTTGCACATGAAGGCCCAGGCCCGCTCCCGCGCGAAAAATTTTTAAGGATTTGATGGCCCCCTCCGTGGTTTAGTAATGATATCGACGTGGCTTTTTATGCCAGCGATCATCCATCTGGGCGGTGATGCGGGAGTGGCATGGCTTACATAATGCCATCAGGTTCTTGAACTCGTTGGTGCCGCCGTGTTCCAGAGGCAGAACGTGATGGACCTCGGTGGCTTGGGTATACCTTCCTTGGCTCAGGCACATCTCACAGAAGGGATGGTGGAGCAAGTAGCGTTGACGGATCTTTGGCCAGCCACGATGATAGCGCGGACGACTACGTTTTGGTCGTTGGTAACGATTGTAGTGAGAACTGACTTGCTTAGCATGGACGTCACAATAAGTGTTGTGGGTTAGTCGCGGGCAGCCAGGGTAACGACAGGGTTTCTTGGGTGAGTAGGGCATGACACTCCTCCTTTCTGAGGGTATAAGAAAAGCCCAGCAGTTTTGCACCGCTAGGCTTCAATGTTATAAAGCAAATGCCTTTATCCTAATTTTCTACACTACTATCGTAACATGGATAGGCTGATTGTTTGTTCTGCGTTTTACCTTTCTAATGATGGGATCCATAAAGTAAAAGGGTAAGGTGGTCGAGTGCTTTGTTCTTTCTATTGTAAGCGGTAGTCTTAGCAATAAAGTATTTATCCATCAGTAGAGTCAGGCCTTCATTCATCGATTGGTTCGGTGCTCGGTAACAGGCATCTAGTACAAAGCGTTCATCCTTAGACAGCTCTTTCCAGGCTGGTTCGAACCACTTGAAGTAAAGGCGAGCTTGCTGGTAACGTTCGTTCAGTTTAGTAACTTGATTGATTCCATGGATCAGACGATGTTCGGTGGGATTTTCTTTGTTACTGTTGCCAGGGGAAAAACCATATTGAGGTGAACTCACACCAACCATCTGCTCCTTGGTCAATTTGAGGTCGTCTTGGTAAGAATCGATGATGAACTTCATGCCATCATAATCTTTCAACGCTGCAACGGTAGCTCGTCGTTTATCTAAGTAGTTCCACATGATGCTCATGCTACAACACTTCCTTTCAGGTTAGCCTTTACTGCATTGATCAATGCCAACTGAGTTTTATCCTTTCGTTTCAAAGCCGCTAGGATGTTTTCATCAATGGTGCCTTCGGTAATGATGTGATGGATGACCACAGGTTGTCGCTGGCCTTGTCGCCAGAGCCGGGCATTGGTTTGCTGGTAAAGCTCCAAACTCCAGGTCAGTCCATACCAAATCAGAGTGGCACCACCAGCTTGCAGGTTAAGACCATGACCAGCGGAAGCCGGATGGATAAGTGCCAAGGGGATCTTACCAGCATTCCAATCTTGAATGTCACGAGATGTTTTAATTTCACATACCCTGAAACGATGCTTGATTTGTTCCAGGTCATGTTTGAACCAGTAGGCGACAAGTACTGGTTTACCATTAGCCGCTTCAACTAAGTCTTCTAGCGCATCAAGTTTACGCTGGTGAATTTGAACAACCTGTTGCTGATCATCGTAGACACAGCCATTGGCCATTTGACAAAGTTTATTGGATAGACTGGCTGCATTTAATGCATCGATCTGCTTGCCTTGGGTAGACACCACTAGTTGTGCGTTAAGTTCATCATAGATTGCTTGTTCGTTGTTACTCATCTTGACCGGTACTGTGTTCATGGTTAGCGGTGGAAGATCCAAGTAATCCTGAGACTTCATGGAGATGGTGATGTCATCAATGGCCCGGTAAATACTCTGCTCAGCACCCGGCTTAGGTTTGTAGGTAAACACTTGATACATGTTTCGCTTGTCAGGGTCAAAGTAGTTCATTCGGTAAGATGAGATGAAACGGCCGAGTCGTTGGCCCATGTCTAGTACGCGGAACTCTGCCCACAAATCCATCAAGCCATTAGACGACGGTGTGCCTGTTAAGCCAACCACGCGCTTAATCAGTGGTCGCACTCGTTTGAGGGCTTTGAAGCGTTGTGAGCGGTAAGACTTAAAACTAGAGAGTTCATCGATCACCAACATGTCGTAGTCAAAGGAATTACCAGAGGATTCAATTAGCCATTTCAAGTTTTCCCGATTAATGATATAAATGTCGACATCTTGCTGCAGTGCTTTGATCCTTTGAAGCTTAGAACCAGTGACGACTGAATAGTTAAGGCCTTTTAAGTGGTCCCATTTTTCAATTTCTTCTGGCCAGGTTTGTTTAGCCACGCGCAGTGGAGCGACAACTAATACCCGTTGGACTTTCCCCTGCTGAATAAGTTGTTTAATAGCAGTTAGGGTAATGACGCTTTTACCTAGTCCCATATCAAGCAAGATGGCTGCTACGGGATGGTCCAAAATAAACCGAGTTGCATATTGTTGATATTCATGCGGTTTGTATTGCATCAAGCATTCCTCCAATCTGATCAAATTGGTCACAAACAAAGACCTGGTAACCAAGTTGTTTTAATTGGTTGAGTCTTTGCACTTGTAACGGGCGGGGATGTTTACCAGGAGCCTTCATCTCGACAAAGCCCATATGACCATCAGGCAGGAGAACTAACCGATCAGGTACTCCGGCCATCGATGGTGAGGTGAACTTCAGGCAAAGACCTCCACGTTGGTGAGTAGCTTTGACAAAAGCAGTTTCAATTCGTTTTTCTAACATTTATAAAATCCTTCCTAAGTGTTGATATATCGGTGATTCGTCAGGGTTAATGACGGTCGTGACAGTTGTTTTACTACTCTTCTCTATACTCTTTTTTCTATTTTTATTCCTATATACAAGTAATGTAAAAGAGTGTCATGACTGTCATTAGGATTGATAAACGCTGATGTATCAAGCTTTTCGAGTTTTAAAGTGTGACAGTCGATGACAGTCAACTGAGGAATTCATCAGCCATAACTTTTAATCGCAGTCCCTTGATGAAACGACCGTTTTGTTTGTGTTGACGTTGAAAGCCAGCATTTTTGAGGGCCGTGTAAAAGTCAGTTGTGCTGCGGATATATTCACCGATGCCTTGGCAATATTCGCGATACTTTTGGTAGAGATCACCCGACTTTTGTTCATAGCTGGGATCAAGTTCGCAATTCTCATTAAGAAAATGTCCTAGCCAATCGTTATCAGCGTGGTAGGCTCGTACCGCTTTGGTTACGGCAACGGGGGTGGTTAACTGGTAATTTTGCTGAATGGTTCGCTGTGCGCCTTCAATGATCCACTGCAAGACTGCCGGCCCAGCTTTTTCGGTTAGGTACTGGGCGTAATTCTTAATATCATTGCGTTTAGCAATTTTGGCATTAAAAGGAATCACAATTAACCGCCGCCAGATCCCTTCATCGTTGCCACCTACGTGGGGCAGGTAATTGGTGTATAACACGATGGTGTGGCTGGGCGTAAAGGAGAAAGGTTTCATGTATTTCTTTTCGGCATAGATTTCATCAGTTGAACAGAGTTGCTTGACGATGGAAGTGTTCAGTCGCTTACCTTCTTCTAGTTCAGCGGAGATGATTAGCCGCTTGCCTTTGACTTCGGCCATCTCTGGTTTGACGTTTCGCCGGACACCAGTGGTCAAGGCATCAGCTGAGAGGTGACCGGTATAAGTGCCGAGTACATTAGCGATGGTGTTCCAGAAGGTTGACTTACCATTCCTCCCGCTGCCGTAAGCAATAATCAGAGCTTCCAGGTACACCTGACCGATCGCCACCAGTCCCACAATTTCTTGGACGTAATTAATCAACGCTTGGTCACCACAGAAGAAAGTAGTGAGTGCTTCTTGCCAGAGTGAAGCTCCTTGATTACCAGGAACACAGGATGTGGATTTGGTGATTAATTCATCAGCTTGAATTTCCTGTTGACCGTGCATCCCTTTCTTTAAATTGAAAGGTCCGTTGGGCGTGTTCAACAAAAACGGATCAGCATCAAACTCATTAATCTCTTTGACGAGCTTTGGTCGGGAGTTGGTTAAGATTCCGCTAATACCTCGGGTGCTGCGCTCTTTGAGAATGAATGCTTCGTAAGCTTTAGTATTTTCATATTCCTTGAATGCGGCTAGTTGCTCATCATTAAAGGTACGACTAGCTTTAGTCTTACCCATAGTTTGAAGCGCATTGGCGACCCCATTGCTCTTAATTACCTGGTAACTTTGAGTGACTCGAAGTTGAGCATCGGCCAATTGTTTATCGGTAAAGCGCTGGACTTCGCCGAGTGCTAAGGGTTCAGACTCTTGCCAAACCTTGCCATCGAACCACATGAATCCTGATTGATTGGTGTAGCAAACTCGGTTCTTGCAGTTGTTGACAAAGACATAAGATTCACCAGTATCCGAGTAGTCAGCCGGCTGTAATTCATCATTAGGCTGGTTGTATTCTTCGGGTGGAATATATCCCTTTTGGCTTGCCATCCGCTGGCCAAATTTAATAGCACTATTCCAAATAGTTTTTAATTCCTGCTTGCTTAGTGGCGGATCGCACTTGGCAGCTTCTTCCTGAAATGCCTGACGAGCTTCAGCAGTATTGCCAAGACGCATAATGATGCGACCGGCAAAATGCGAAAGGGTAGCATTACGTTGGCCTTCATGAATTGATCCGATGTTTTGCTGAGCAAAGTAACGTTGCGCCATCATAAACTTATCCACGTTTTGTGATTCTTCATGCCAGATGGCTTTAGTACTAGGCACACCAAAGACAAACCGGGCCGCATCAAGCGCATTATCATCAAAATAGGGAAAGTATTCTTGAATTTCGTGTTTTAGTTCAGCATAGGTTTTAGCATCCGTAATCTCAGTAATCGGAAAGTAGACATGAAACTTAGGCCGGGGTACTTTATGATGCTTGGCTTTCATGTTGTTGCGTGACAAGGTAATGGCGTAGGAAACATCATCGAAATAGTTAGCAATGTTTGCGGGCTTGATCCAAGTAGTCGGATCATCAGAATGATCATTATCACAATCCATAATTAGGCAGTCGGCTTTAATGAAGTTGGCAATGGTGCGTTGGTTATTTTTAAATTGACCACAGACATGGTCATAGTGGACAGCCTGTTCTAATTCCTGTGCGTTAGTGATAGTTCGTTGATGAGGATAGATAGTGTTGCTAGCCTGACCGGAATTAACTGCCGTCGATAAAGTAAAATGCATCTTTAGTTGGCCTCCATTTCGTTATTAAAGTAGCGGATATTTTTATTTTTACGTTTGGCTAAGCGGATGAAGTAGCGCATATCATGTGTTGGCTTACCAAATGACCAGGCTTCGGCGCATTTAGTTAGTAGCACAATGTTAATAAAGGCGGCTACTTGAAATTCTCGCGAATGGTGCAGGTTAATAAATTGAGGTAGGTAAAGCTGTGGACAAACGGGGATGCCACCATGTTGATAGACAAAACGGCAGTTGGAGCGCACTGTCCTGATACTTTCGGCATCGCTCTTTACTACTTCTGTAAACGGCGCAATGACAAAGATCATTGGTCGGTAGTGTGGATTCAGTTTATCTTGGCGCAGCTTGGTAATTGCTATGGTTGCTTCTGACATAGATTCAGATCCTTTCATTAAATTAGAGAACTAAAAAAGCCCTCACCAATAAGCCAGATGAGGGCAGAAAGTAAACCATTAAAATTAATCTTTTTTGTAAAAGTCGCTAACAAAACCAGCAGCGTTGAGGATTAAGCCATTGGCCCAGTCTGGAACTTCGGTCATGAGCTGAACCATGGTGTCAAGTGACCGATTGGAAGGGGCGTCAATTACGGCTTCATCGTGAATATGCATTACCACCGTATTCTCAGTAGCTTCTAACCGCCGCATTGCTTCAGCTAGCAGGTCACGACTAGTTGCTTGGACAATGTTTTCTACCAGCTTGGCCCCATAGGTTTCAATTCGATCCCATTTTTTCACGGTGTTGATTCCCATGAAGGTAATCGATTCAGAACCAAAGCGATTGGTGCCGATCTTTGGTTTGGGGTAGCAAAGATAACGTCCCGATCGTAAACGAAGAAACATGCAACCACTGCGATAAATAAATTTCATTCCGTGGGTAGTTTGCGGGAGGTGCGTTTTAATGCATTCTTTAGCTGCTTTATCAACGTCCCACCAAAACTGCACAATGTGAGGACTAGCATTACGCCACATTTGAACCAGTGGCGGTAATTCATCATCAGTTAAGCCAAGCTTAGTGGCACCCATGGCTTTGAGGGCACCAATGGAACCGCCATAGCCCAGGGCGAGTTCGGCAATTTTACCCTTTTGACGGAGTTCACCATTGATGCCATGTTTGACGACCGGGACACCAAACATCTGACTCGCGGATGCACAATAGATATCCTCATTCTTGGCAAAGGATTCTTGTCGCCATTTTTCATTAGATAGCCAAGCAATCACCCGTGCTTCAACCGCTGAGAAGTCAGCCACGTAGAAATGATGATTTTTGCTAGGGATAAAAGCAGTGCGAATCAATTGTGATAAGACGTCTGGCACGGAATCGTAAAGCATTGCGAGGGCTGTTGCGTTGCCTTGCTTAACTAGTTCACGAGCTTTTTCAAGGTCTGGCATCGAATTACGGGGAAGGTTTTGAACCTGGACTAAGCGACCAGCCCACCGACCTGTCCGGTTAGCACCATAAAATTGTAAAAGACCATGGACACGACCATCTTGGCACATAGCTTTCTGCATGGCCTGGTACTTTTTGACACTTGATTTAGATAACAGCTGGCGGAGTGCCAATACTTGATGAACCTTACCGGTAGTGGTTTGTAATAGCTGTGCCACTGATGCTTTGGATAGTGAATTAGTTTTAATACCTTGTTGCTGGAGCCAGTCTTTTAGCTGTAATGGAGAGTTAGGATTTGCTAGACCTGTTAATTCTTTAGCAGTTTGTAAGTACTGGTCATGGAAGACGTTTTGACATTTGATCGCATTGTTAACCAGTTGTTGGTCAATCCGGATACCGCGATCATTAATGTCTTGATCCATCCAGTAGTTTTCCCATTCATTCTGTGGGACGGGAAAGCATTCGAGCTTCTGGGTGATTTCCATTTCAACCTCGACGTCACGCTGATTGTATTGCTTAAACTGTTGCCATTTATCAGGAGCATGGTAGGGGAAGTTACGAGTGCGATTTTGATTGGCCTTCGTAGGTTTGCAAGGTGTACAGAAGTAGCGCACAAGCTCTTTACCAGCAGTGATCTTTTGCCGTGGTAACCCTAACACGCTTCCAACATCTCGTAGTGATAATGGCAAGCCGAGAGTGGCAGACCAAACGCGAGAACAATGCCAACCAGTTGGCTTTAAGCGGTGACCAACAAAGCATGACAGACAGACCCGTTCAAATTGAGCATTAAAAGCACTCTTAATAATGTTGGGATTATCTAGGGCTTCAATAATCTGTGGTGGAATCTTTTCACCCTGGGTTAAGTCCACCACCTTGACGGGGCCAAAGTCGGTAGCATAACCAAAGAGCAAAAGCTCAAAATCATCGCTATCAGCGTATCGATAGACGCCAGTCTGATTTAGGTTGGTGCTGGAATAAGTTTCAATATCAATTGAAATTTGCTTCATCAGGAATCCTTTCTACAAAAAATGGGTAGTCAAAGTCGACTGCCCATCTTTTGGTTTAAGCTAAGAAATCATCGTCACTACTATCATCAATTGCTGTGAAGTCATCGCTGGCACTAGCATGTCCACCTAGTGGTTCACCATCACGGATCTTTTGGATGTTACCTAGACCACAGGCGATTCCACGGTTACCGTTGGTGTTAAAAGCATAGAAGTTAATCGAAACTCGAGCATAGCAGCCACTGTAAACTTCATCACGATCAAGAATAGGTTGGACATGTTTGTCCACAATCTGTGGTGCCGTAACCGAATTAGCATTGATGAAGTAACTATCTTGGTAGGCGGCATCATCACGTTCCACATCACCATCGCGGAGGGGTAGCTTGAGAGTGGCCTTGTTAGGCTTCTTACCACCAAACTTTCCAATACCTTCTTGGATGGCAGCATCGATAGCCTTTTCGATGGCAGTGACTGTCTTTTGATCGGACTTGGGGATGATCAGACTAACCGAATACTTTTCCTTACCACCATTGATAGACTTAGGTTCCCAGATGTTGGCATAAGATAGACGAGTGTTGATACCAGTAACGACTTTAGTTTGTTGTGACATATTATTTTTCCTCCTTAAATTCATCTTGTGGGTTAGATTTGCTAATACTCTGACGTTGATCGGAATTTGGCACCAGAGTTGGCTTACCCGCAGGTTTAACAATTTCTTGACTAAACAGTTCGGTGAATTTCTTCTTACCGACCTGTTTTTCTAGTTTTGTAATCGGTAATAGCTTCTTTTGGTAAATATCATGGTAGCCATGTTCTTCAGCAATTTTTGCTACGGCAGCTTCATCCTTGTAATGGCGGACAGACCTACCTTCGACTATTTTGTAACCAGGCCACTGCTTACCATGGTTAATGGCTAGGTCAGCAGCATAGTCTTTAATTTTGTGAGCCCAACGATTCAAATCATCGATGTGCTCGAGAACCTCGGTTACCTGACTATCTGTTAGCAAGTTCGGTGACCGTAGTTGAAAGCGGGTGAGCTTGTGATGATAGTCAAAACGAGCTCGCAGTACAGCATTACAAGCGGAGAATTGGCACCAAGGACCATAATGGACGGTACCTTTGCCAGCAAATGCGAGTTCGGCTTTCTCTTTTAATTCGGAATTGGCCCAGTGCATTAGTTCTTTAGCATTAATGGTCCAGGTACTAATATTGGCCATCCGAGGTTGAAAGATTGTCGTTTCAACTTCATCAATGTTGTACAGACTGCCGAACATTTCTAGTGCACCGACGGCATAGAGTTTCATCTGGGGATTGTTCTGCGCTTCTACCCGGACACCCTTGCCATACTTAAAGTCGATAATATGGAGTAGGTGATCAGAAACAATTACGCAGTCGCCAGTACCAAAACCTTCAGGCACATATTTAGAAAAGTCCAGTTTCTGTTCCACACGGATCGTGGCGTCGGGTGCGTATTCTTTAGCTTTGTGATATTGTTCCAGAACATAGCTAGCGTAATCATCGGTTAGGTTTTCCATCTCATCTGATTGGTAATCAGAGGTAGGGCGCTTGAATTTGTCGCCAAGCAGTCGATGAATCTTATATTCACCTAAGGCATGGGCAGCAGTTCCTTCAGCGGCAGCACTTGAAGTAGAATGTGGAAAGTATTGTTCCAACCGTGGAAGTGGCGGAGCGCTTAACCAGCGGTTAGCACTGGAAGCTGATAGCAAAGCATGATGTTTTGGTGAACTCATTGCCCTAATCCCTCCGCACTATAGTAGAGATCTTCGTAATCCTTAGGGTCTACATCGGATAGTTTTTCGGCACCAAACTTATGAAGTAATTCTTTCACTTGGGCAGTGTATCCTTCAGTACTCTTCTTTGCTAGCATCTTCCGGACCGTGACTTTATCTTCAACTGGATCGCGCTTTGGCTGCTCATCGTTACGTTGCTCTCCATCTTGATTGCTTGATAGCAATTTACGTATGGACTGAATGATATCCTTGGCTTGATCAAGCTGGTTCTCAGCTTCCTTGAGTTGTAAATCGAGGTCATTCATTGCGCTCATAGGAATCCTCCTTTACTTCGTTAATCTCTAGATGTTGAACATCTTTACTGGGTGCAATCACCATCAGATGGTGTGGTTGACCAAGTAGTAAACGCAGCAATCGTTCACGGATCGTGACGTTGTGCATGCTGACGACGCCATCTTGAGGATAGTTGGTAAGCTTAATTGACACTTTATTAGCCATCTTTAATCTCCTTTCTAATAACTGTGTGAGTTATTCCTCACATCTATTTGCCAGGAGCAAAGAAAAAGTGAACCATTTCTGGCTCACTTTTACGAAAATTATGCTTTTTTGTTATAAAAACTACGCAATTTTACTAATCCAGCTTTAACATGTCTTCCCGCCATGGTTGGGCTAATACTCATTTTCTCAGCAATTTCTTTCTTCTTAAGTCCCTTGCAGTAATAACCGAGGACGGCATTTCGTTGTTTATTAGTTAAAGTTGCCAGAGCAGCTGGTAATTGTACAATCAATTGCTGGCGGTGCCGCTGGTCTTCCCTTTCAATTAATGAATCCAATAAGTTATCCTTGCTGTAAACAGATGTAATTTCCATGGAACTACGGTCCGCTATTGTATCGATTGCATTAATAGCTGGATCTTCCTGTGAATTAGCGAAGAATTTATCCTGATGCCGTTCGTTTCGATGATCTGAATTATATTGCTTATGATCAAAGTCAAAGACAACGTTACCTTGTTCCTTGGTGATAGTGATTACTTGGTTTCCTATCTGCTTGACTCTAACGACTAGCTTGCCATTTTCTTCACCGATTAATTCATACTCACTGTTATTTGTCTTCATTAATAAAAGCCTCCGTTCCGGTCTCCCGAAACGAAGGCAAAGAACAAAAAGAGCCACTGGTAGTGTGCTAAACAGTCCAAAACTCATTCGTTTCGGGACTGCAGCAAACCTTCCAGTGGCTGGTTGCAGTAAAAGTATTTGATTTTGTGATGACCTGGAAGAGCCATTAGCTGTATGGCGACCATCGAGTAGAAAGAAAAGTCAACTAAAACTTTTTGTGAAATGTTAAAATATAATGTGATAGTTAAACATGTAACTTTCTACACCATCTATGCTAGAGATTTTCTGAATTTGGTGACTCCCAATAATTACCCATTTCTCGTAAATTTCTCGGAACTATCTTGGGGGAGGTGAAAGCATGGTGCGATTGGACTTGGCTACCTACATCGCCACGTTGAAAAAATATATGAGGCAAAAAAATACAGCTACTTTAGTGGATACTCTTTTTGGCTCGATTGCCGGACCATTAGAACTTAAGATATCAAGGGGACCGCATAAAGGCGAAGAATATGCGGTATCTTCTGGAAGAGCTAGTGAACTTCTAAATAGGAAGAGAAATCCTGATACGCAAATTTCTGCCGGGGCTGATAATCCTAAAGTTTTAGCAACAATTGGTGATTATTTTGATTCCACTGTGCTCGAACTTCTGATGATGGGTGATAGTTTAGATGCGCTGAACGATGAATTGATAGGTGAAATTAACAGTGATGTTCATATGCAAAGGGGCATAAAAAAAGAGCTTTTAGAAAAATCTAAAAGCTCAAATATTAGTTCATTGTTAGCAGCAATCTTTTTGTATGTCGTTAAGGTAGATAACACTGGTAAACCAGAACGTACTCTAGAATCTATTAAAGATGTTCCATTAAGTAGTGTCTCATTTGATTCTCAGGATAATAAACTTCATATTAGTTCTCTTACTATTCCACTGCCCGAAAGCATTGCCCCTAGAAATATTAGAAATGATGAATTTAAATATTTGAATGCATTATGTCAGGCATACTCAGACAAGCTTGGTATGACAATCAGCATAGATAATATTGATTCTTGCCCTAAAAAAAGATTTCGTAATGATTTCAATGATGAACGAAATTATTATAATAGTGTACAAAGTAGAATTAGAGGGGTAAGAGAAATATTCTCTGATGTTGATGAACAATATGACGTGCTTAAGAAAGAAGCTTATGAAGGAATAAAGGAAACATATCTAGATGATTATCCGGATGGATTTAAACGTTTAATGGAGGTCTTAAAGAAAATTACTAGTACTTCATTAAATAGGTCTCAACTGGTTAAACTGGATATTATCGGTAATGCTGAAAGAAAGGGCTTATGTCATGTTTTAGTAAATGACGGGTACATCAATTCGTGGGTGGACATTGATGAATGATAAGAATATTTTTAACAGTTCTGTAGAGCTAACATTACGAACACTATTGGTGTTAAGTCATTTTAGTGATTTAAACGTTGATCAGATTGCGATAATAGATTTTAAGACTACCTATGGTAAGTATTTTGGAAATTCAGAATACAATTTACATGGTGATAATGAGTTTGGCTTGCAAGAGTACGGATTACGTAGGCAGAAAATAAGTAAGTCTATTAAGGAAGGTGTTTTACAAGGAATAATTACTTATCGTGAATTTGCTAAAAAAGGTTTTCTCTACTCTTTAAGTACTGATGGGAAATCAGTTGTTAATAATTTTCCTAAAGTAGATTTATATTTTAAGGAATATAACGCAGCCTTAAAAAACATTGAAGTGCCCAACATATATGAAATAAAAAATTTTCAGGATAAGTTAAGCCAAAAAATGTGGGGAGGTGTAAATAATGAATAA